CCTCGTGCAAGGCAGAATAAATATCCCCCCTCCCCTAGCGTCCCTTCTTGGATGCTCGGCGTTCTGCTCGGTTGGCTGGCTGCGGTGCGCGCTTCCGCGCAGTCATCATCTCGATCAACGGTTTCCAGCTCGCATTGTAGAGAGCCGTCTGATCGTATCGCCACATCTCTGCAGCAACAGCCCCCCTGTCTACCTTGCCTGCCTTTGTTTCTTCGTAGACTTCCTGCAGGGAGGTGATAATCGCGGCCACGTTCGGGATGGCAAAGAACGACCCCTGGAACTCATCCCATACGCGCTGCACTGGAACCTTCTTGCCGTGCGCGCCAACGAGTTCAGGTTGCGCGCTGAAGTCCGACACGATGACTGGAGTGCCGCACGCTTGGCTCTCCACAGCAGGGATGCCGAAGCCTTCGCCCATCGAGGTGAGTAGCTGCACGTCAGCGGCTGAGTAGAGCGAGGCGATCGCATCCTGAGGGATGCCGTTGCGGAACTGGATTGGGTTCGGGTATCGCACACGCTGGCTGTCTACGCCGGTTGCCTGCATCAAGCGCGGGAGGTTCACCCCTTCGCTAAGTCCTTGTGGCTCAGTGTGGATCATCCAGTAGACGTCAGGTCGGTCACGCATAAAGGTTGCCATTGCGTCAGCCATCTCACCGAACGCCTTGCGGATCGGGATGCGACCACGGTTCGCAGCATTGGTCACGACAAGGAAGCAATCCTGAGGCAATCCCATTGCGGCGCGTGCGCCCTTCCCTCTGTCGTTGAACACTGCAATGTCAATGCCGTGTGGGATGTAGGTGACTTCTTCTCTTGGCACGCCAGCCTTCAACAGTTCCTGTTCACCGAAGCGGCTCATTGCAATGGCGTGATGACCACCTTCTGCAAGGAAGCGTGCGACGAGTGGTGGTAGAGGTTGGTGATCTACTGGTGTCCAGCACGCAAGGTTCAACTCCTTGAACGCCTCGATGCCGGTAAGCGGCCAGAGATCAAATAGCACAACGCCGAAGCCTGGCTGATCGCCGATCCAGCTCTTGATGTTCTCTGGCGCTGCGTCTATTGAGTAGCGCATCAAGCCTTCAGGAAGGATAGGGTGACCGTGTGTGCAGTTCATTAGGAACTGGGCGCCGTGATTGGCAACGATGGCAGCCTCGTGTCCGTCCTTCACCATCTGATGCACGACTTGCCCTGACTGCATCCCATAGCCACTAGGCACGGCACACGAGTTGGAATACCAAGCAATGCGGCTCATTGTCCTCTCCTCCTATTTGTGCTTGGTCAGGCGACCGTGGCACTGTCTACATAGTACCCGAAGGCGATGCTCAGGTGCAAGGAGCGGACCGCCTTTGCTGAGCGGATCAAGGTGGTCAACGGTCAGGTTCGTGGTCTTGCCGCACACCTCACACCACGGACGCTTGCTCCGTATCTGGCTGCTGAGCTTCTTCCACGCAGGGTCAAGGTATGGGTTTGGCTTCCCCTGCTGCCATCTGTAGGTCGCAGCGCGCTTGTGCATCGCGCATCTGTTGCCGTTCGGGGTCAGGATGCCGCAGTCAAGGCAAGGTCGTTGGAAGGTCACGCCTTCGGGAACTCAGGCAGAGGCAGCCCAGGCGCGATCACCTTTGCCAAGTGATCCACCACGCGCTCGGTTGCATCCTCGTAGAGCGGGTCATAGATAGCCCAGGCGATCTTGCCGAACGCTTCCTCCATCGCCTCAACAGTCTGATCGAGTCTGGCTGTCACGACGTGCAGCATCTCGTGCGTCAGCACCTCGCGCTGGAGTTCTGGCGTCTGCTTCCAAAAGTCGTGGCTGACTCGCAGTTCGGCTGTCTCAGCCTGTGCGTGCGGGTTGATGTCTGCCCACGCCTCTACGTCTGAGGCATCACGAGCCACGGTGATCTTCCAATAGGTGACGTTCATTGCGGCTTGCAGCTCAGCGACATACGCATCCAGCGCGTCGTATTTGTCCGGCTGTTGCTTAGTCGCCACGTGTCCTCCAGTCCTCGTGGAGTAAGCCTGCCAGCGGGAGGACTCCACTGGCAGGCGATGGGCCGCGCCGAAGCGCGGCTCGCCAGAAAGTCTATCGCAGGTCCATCCCAGGCTGAGCGGCTGCTACTCGTGCCTTGATGATTTCTACATACTCAGGCTCACGCTCGCAGCCAATCCACTCCACGCCTTCCTCAATGGCTGCCACCGCGGTTGTGCCAGAGCCGAGGAATGGGTCAAGCACTACGCCGCCCTTTGGCACCACGAGCCTGATGAGGTACTTCATCAGCGCAACTGGCTTGACGGTTGGGTGGATGTTGCCGCGTGGATTTTTAGTATCACTGATTGAACTAGAGAATCCGTTATCGCGTTCCCTGAAGTCTTGCTCCATTCCCTCAAGCCCAGCGTTGCGCTCTGAGCGGCTTGCTTTTGCAACATAGAAGAAGCGTGAAGCGCCGCCAGTGTCGCCGTGGTGACTTGATTGAACATCGTTTCTGGTTTCAGGTGCGTTGATTCCTTTTGATTTAGTTTGCTGAAAGTAGGGCGCTGGACTTGCGCTCACGCCGCTCTGCTCATCAAGCAGGGCAGCGGCTTCCTCATCAAGCAAGATGTTGGCTGGCCAGCGACCAAGCGGAGAAGTCACATCGTCAGTGTGACGCTCGCCAAGAGCAGACATTGCGCCAGTGACTCCTCCTCCAGTTTGCGGACGGTAGCGGCTGTTAGGGCCAGTTCTCGCATTGACTTCAGCCCTTTCCCTCTCGGATAGGTATCGAATCCTGCTCGCGTCAATGTTCAGCGCGCCAGTGCCGTGCGTCAGCACATTGGCTGCAACCGTGCCGATCAGCGGCTTGCGTGCCAGCACGATTGGCTCAACGGCCGGCTTCAGTGCGGTTCCCCAGCCTTGCCACTTCTTTGCTGCTTCAGTTGATGGCGCGGTCGCCCTGTCGCACTGGCAGGGATTCCCTGATGCAAGTGCCTTCAGGCATACGGCGCATCTGCGATTTTTACTGATTTCACCAACCTCTCCCTTCGCTTGCATTGGCAATGTTTTCCATTCCTGACGCTCAGCGCCAGCAGCCTTGTCAATCGCCTTACTCACATCAAGGCTCTTGGGAAAGCCTGAGCCGTAGAGCCACATCAGCGTGTCGCGAATCTCAAAGCCAGCGTCCTCAATCCCAGCGGCGAGCCGGTGATACATCCTCGTGCCGCCGAAGGCGAGCAGGTGTCCACCTGGCTTCAGCACGCGCAGCGCCTCACGCGCCCACTGCTCGCTCCAAGTCTGGAAGCCGAGCGGAGTGCCAAAGCCGTCCCACTCCTTGCCCATAAACTCAAGGCCATACGGCGGGTCGGTCACGATGGCGTCCACGCTGTCTGCCTCCAGTGTTTTCATTTGCTCAATGCAGTCGCCGATGAGGAGGGTCATCACTGCACCCTGTACGAATCAGACCTACAGGTCACGCGGAAGACAAGCCCATTGACCTCGCGTGCAGACTCGTCCACTCCGCCGATCAACCCACAGGATTTACAAATCGCAACCCAGTCTTCAGTCATTGCCAACGTGTCAAAGTTGTGCGGATACTTGGCACGAGCCTCCTGTTCGTCTAGTGACTCCTCAAGCATCGCCGTCTGACCAATCGTCAGTTCATTCTGCTCCCACTCAATCGCGTGTCCTAGCCCATCTTCCGACAACTTGCCGCTCAGGGTTCGCAGCTTCAGGCTCAACTCGGCGCGAGTGGCTGCTGCCATCTCTTTGGTGATGCCTCGCAGTCTGCGCGTCTCCTCCATCTTCCTGCGCTTCTTTGGCTTGCGTGGCCGCTGCAACTCAACGGTGCGCCACGCATCGTCCGTAGGCTCGCCAAACAGTGCGATGAAGCGTCGCTCGACATCCTCTGGCACGCGGCGTTCCTCTGCGACATAGGCGTAGCAACTGCGCCGGCTTATCTGCAGGGTTGTAGCCAGCGACTCAATCCGCCCGCGTGGTGATCGCTCTGGGAAGGCGTGCTTGGCGATGACCTTCATCCACGCGCCGCTGATAGAACGAACGGTGGTCGTCATAGCCCTCCCTCTAGTTGCCTGGCTGAATCTCCTCGATTATGACGCGGACGACGCCAAGATGCAAGCTGCGCAAGGCGGCGAAGGCGTGCGGCGACAGGTCAATGCTGCGGCTGCCCTTTGTCCACGTGCGCTTCAGGTCTTTGTGGCATCTGCCGCAGTAGTCGGCAACGATCACGATGACGCACCTGCTGCGGTCGTCTGCTCGGCAGACCTTGATCGGGTACGGATCATCACCCCAGCGGAAGGTGCCGACTGCTGCGTAGTAGCGCGTGCCGTTGCGGGTGTACCAGGCTTTGTTCTTTGTGGCGTCATACCAAGATGCGACTCCGCGCACAGGGATGCCGTGTTCTGTTCTGGCTGGCACGCTTGGGTGGACGGCGATCAGAATCGCCATCAAGAGCGCGATCAGACGCTTGGCTCCGCTGCTACAAACCAATCGCAGAAGTCGTCAAGGTCAAGGATGATCACGGCGCGACGACGGCCGCCGCCGATGCCAGGGCTGTCACCGATCACCAAGCCACGCAACTGGTCGCTCTTCACCGGCACGGTCTGCAACCAATCCCATTGGCGCTCGCTGAAGCTGCCGCCCACCTTGCACTGCACGGCGAGCCAATCGTTCGCAACGTCTTGCTTGCCGCCGAACTGCCCGACGCGCTGACCGAGCAGGCGCTTGGCAACCTCGCGCTCAAACGCATTGCCACGAGCGCGGCTGTTCTTCCCCTTGCGGCTCTTGGCTGGGTCAATCATCTTCTTGGTGGCTTCGTCCTTGAAGTAGCCCATTAGACGAGCCTTGCCAAGACTGCAGAGCCACCGTCGCTCAGCGTGAAGCGTGCGATGTCAATCTCCATCACGCCGTGCTTGATCAGGTCGGCGTTGGTCTTGCGGTTGCCGATGCCTTCGTACAGAAAGAACCAGCCGTCAGGCGCAATGGCATCGGCGTAGCGGATGGAGAGGTTGCACCAGACGCGACCAGAGAAGCCAGGCTCCTCGCACCACGCATCGGTGCCGTCTTGAACCGCAATCACCTTGTCGTCAAGGAATGGCGCGGCTCGCTCGATGCGGGTCATTTCACGCAGGCTCGGTGATACCAGGCGAAGCGAGTGTTGCGCTTGTTGGCGACGAAGGTGATCACCTTGACGCGCCACGACTCTTTCAGCGTGTTCAGGTCACCACTGCACGCGCCGCAGCTCGTCGCTGCGAACACAGGCTCCTTGCGCGGTCCACCTCGCTGCGCTTTTACTGCTGCCATAGCACGCTCCTTACGATCCAGATGATCGTGGCGAACGCCAAGATGATGAAGATGGTACCCGCTGCCGCACCGCCACGCTTAGCCGCTACAGGCAGCGTTAGCCCGACGATCAGCGCAAAGAATAGTTGCAGCCCTGCGATGACCAGCCCGACCGCATCCCACACGTCAGTGACCAATGTTGCTCAGGCTGCGAACGAGTTGCTCCGTCGCCCGCTCGACCGCCTCTTGGACGGTTGCGCCGGTGAAGGTGATCTCGCCGTCCTCATCGTCAAGGATGACGTGCCATTGGTCGCCGTCCTTGACGGCCTCGGCGAATCGGTAGCCAACCTGTGCTGCAAGAATCTCCAACTCCTTGAACATTAGACCTCCTCCATCTTGTCGGTGATGACGCGGTACGCGTCTTCAGGCGACAGGTTCGTTGTGTCCACCGTAAGGTCTGCCCTGCTATCTGTCCAGCCCCTTTCCGTGATGTCAGCGGCTCCGTACAGGTTGCCGCCCACCCTCTCGCGCCTGACCTCCTCCGAGGCTGTCAGCCGAACGATGAAGATGTCTGGATCAATGGATCGCAGATACTGCACCTCGGCATCCAGACGCACGTCGTCTACGACCACGCCGAAGCCGATGCGCTTCAGCTCAAAGTAGTCCTTGCGCCAGACCCTGAGCCAGAAGTGCGTGTCCACGCCCCGCATTGCTGCACCAATGTCCTGCAGCAGTTCTCTGCCGGTCAAGGTGCTGTCGCCAAAGTTGCGGCTCACGGTCAGCATTTCGCTCTTGCCGAGGTCGTTGTACGCCATCGCAGCAATGTGCTTGATTGCGTCCGCAATGCCGTGCCGACGGTACTCACGATGCTCCACGAAGAGCGACGCGATGGTGGACTTGCCGCTCCCCTGCGGCCCAAGAATCGCCAGCGACCTCACGGCAGTCTCACAGCATCGGCAGCTGGCAAGAAGCCGACCACCTTTGGCACGAGGCGCGGATCACCGAACTTTGTTGTTGAAGGCAACTCGTGCGTCCCCCAGTGCGGCTCACGGACGCGGTACAAGTCCCAGGCAAAGATGCCCTTCGGAGTCCAGTTGATATACGCCGGACGCGCTGACCGCTTCCCAGCCTCCTCAATGAGCCAGTCGTACTTCACCTGCTCAATGAGCAGCTCTGGGTAGTGCGTCTCCCTGCACTTCAGCTCAAGTATGTAGTCAATGCGCCCAAGAGACGTCTCATAGAATGCCGTGCAGTCCCAGTGGCTGAATCCGTATTCCATCCGCTCAAGGTTTGGCACACTCGTCTTTGCTAAATGCTCTAAAAGTTCTTGCTCGTTCATCGTCGTCCTCCCTTCGCAATAATCTCACCAATACTCATCACGCCGTTAGTAAGAGTCTTCTCTTCTCTAGTTCTGTTCTGGTTCTTCTCTAGTTCTATAGCGTGACTAAACCGTGACACAGGCTCTTTTCCCGCACGAGCGCGCTGTTGCCGAATGGTCGACGTGGCGTCGACTTGCCATCGAGACCAGTTCGAGACCTTGACGAGACCATCTCCAGATGCCTCCAGCAAGCCCTCGGCGACCAGTCGGGGTACGCACCTTGAGAGGCGCGGCCCGATGACCGTGGCGAGGTGCCTGCGGTCACGGAACTCGCCGCCCTTCCGCATCTCCTTCGCCACTTCAAGGATCGTGACGAACGCACGAAACTCGATGTCGCTCAGGCTGCTGATGATTGCGTCCTTGTGTGCTTGTGCTGACCACTTGATCCATAGCGCCATTTCGTCCTCCTCCACTTTCTCTTGCTTAGAACGGCAAGTCCTCTAGGTTCTGGGTGTCTTCTGGCACGAGCTTCGGCTTCGCCGGTGCAGCCGACTGCGACGCGACAAACTTCTGGCTCGGCTTGTCCTTGCAGTAAGCACCGTCTGGCGTCTTGTGGCTCGCCGCCCAGAATGCGTTGTACGGCTTGCCGCTTGCCTTGCTGATGCCGCCTGGCTTCAAGGTCCAGAGTTCGCCGTGGCTGCAGGTCTCGTCGCCGACGTTCTCGGCAAAGAGCATTGCTGCCTTCGCAGCGATTATTGCGTCGCTGGTAGCGTCGTCAGAATCAACGGAGAGGGGTGTAGGAGCCACGGAGAGGCGCGGAACCCTCGCAAGTGGTACTGGGACACCCTTTTCTGGCGAATAGAGGCTCCTGCCCACTCCTAGCTGCGCGGCGCACCTGCGGAGCGCGTCGCTGGCCGCTGACTTCAGTGGCTCGTCGTCCTGAGCAGAGTTTGGGTAGCCAAAGTCCTGTCGGATGGTGGTCTTGCCACCGATCACGACAGCGAGTGAGCCGTGGACGACGTTGCGTGCGCCGTCTGCGACCTTCACCTCGAACTGCCAGCCCTCAATGCCGAGGACGTCATCCAGCCGCTGCGCGACTGCTCGCGCGTCGGCGTAGGTGAACGTCATCCCTGCTCGCCCTGGACGGTGCTTCAGGTCCTTCTCCTCGAATGGTGCCAAGAGTGCTGCTGCAATGTCCTTGCTCATAGTCCCTCCTCGTTCTTGAATCGGAAGACTCGCGCGCCTGGAACTTCCCGCGTCGCGGCTTCAATGATCTTCGGGTCCACTTTCGTTGCGACCTCCTTCCAGTCGGTCTTGACCGACGCCTTGTTCTGCTTCCACGTTGCCTGCCATCCGTTGCCGACGATCCCTGCCTTTTCGCCGATCGCTTCCTTCAGCGAGATGGCGAGGTTCTGCAGCTCTTCGTCAAGCAACTTAGATTCGTACTGCTTTTCCGAATACAGCGCCGCCACGCGGTCAATGCCGTCCGTTGCGTTTGCGTACTCTTCGCTCGCCTGCGGCACGACCTGCGCCAGCGCGTCAGAGTCCTGACCCTGCAAGGCTGGCGGCGTCTGCGTTGCGAGCGCGTTCCTAAACTCCACTGCCTTGCGGTACAACTCCGTCTGGTGGTCAATGCTCGCAGCCACCCGCTCTATGCGGAAGACCAAACCACCGAGCAGGACTGCTACGTCGCACCACGGTGCGCCGGTGACGAACATTTGCCACTGCACCTGCGCCACCACCTCTGGCGGGACTGGGTGCAGGCTCCAGCGCGGTGAGGTGCTGGTCTTGATCTCCACCAAGCCCTCCTCGCCGACGATGGTGCGGTCGAGTGACGCCATCACCCACGGCAGTTCCTTGAGTCGGACAATGCCGTTGCTGCGGCGCAGCTCGCGGCCAGTCTCCATCTCGTAGAACTCTGCGACCGTGTTCTCCAGCAAGATGCCGCGCACTGCTGCCGGCCCCACTGGGTCCGGCTGATACTTCCCTAGCTTCTCCGCCCAAAGCTGGAAGGGAGTTTTATAGGGGTTCAGCCCCGCGATCACCGAAACGTCGGTCGCCGTGATGCCGTCAGCCCGAAGTGCGAACCACTCAGGACTGCGCTGCTCTGCCTTGACAAACTCGTATTGCTTGCTCACTTGCCCTCCTTCTTCTTGCGATCTTTCTTCGCAAACCCTTCGCCCTTGTAAACCACCGCCGCCGGTGAATAGACCATCCGCATCCAGCGGCCGCATTTCTCGCAGCGCGGGTTATAGACGTTGTGGATTGAGTGCGTGTGTTCCTCCCGATGCCCGCAGTCGCCGCAGCGGTACTCGTAAACTGGCATTAGCCAAGCACCACGAAGATCATCACCAGAAGCGTCGCTCCGAGGATGCCAATGGCAATGTCAAGTTGCTGATCGCTGCGCCGCTGTTGATCCAGCAGCGTCGTGCGGATTGCCACTCG